CTAGAATCATATCTTTATAATTAGTTTCGCTTAATAATTTACTATCTACTAAGCTACTCCTGTGTGCTAATACTTGTTCAGTAGTAACATCTCCATTTATTGCTTCCATCCCTCTTTCACTAAAGAAGCATATATCATCATTAAAGTTTATTGCTCCACCTATACACCCTGTAGATATACTAGAATGAGTGCTAGGATATACTTTCCCATACTCTGCATCTATTGTAGGATTGTGATAGAAAACTGTTGTATTTGCTTGTGAAGGCTCTTTAAATACCCATAAAGCATTATTACCAGCTACCATGCCTGTTACAGGTGATAAGTCTAATCCCTCATTGTAATAATCTAAGTCACTACAATAAGAAGGATCGTTTAAGCTACAATGCCATACTGTATTTGGATAATCTTGATTACCACTAAAAAATACCCTATTATCAAATACTTGTAATAGAGTACATTTATTAATTCTATTTCTATAGTCTTGTACAGTTCTTCTAAATGTAATTGTTACGTTATCTTGTCCTGTTGTTAAAGGCTCTACTGGAGCTGTTGTAAACTTAATCATTCCTTTTGTAGTATCTACTGTAAAATCTATTACTTGTTCTCCATTTACAAATACAATAGGTTGAAAGTCAGTGTCTATGTTTTGAACATCTAAATAGTACTCAGTACTTTCTCCATCTGCTACAAAGGTATTCTTTCTTATTCCTGTTAGCATATTTACATCTTCGTAAATAGTACCTCCACCGTTTGGGCTTCTGCTTATTGAAGTTGTAGGTATATATCCAACTACTTCTCCTATTGTTTCTCCATCATACTTAAGATAGTTAATACCGTCTTTAAAATACCAAATATTATTGTATATAAAAGCATTACTTCTTCTAGGATTTAATCCTGTGTAAAGTACTTCTCTAGTTCCTTTTACAACCTTGTATAATGTAGTACCACAATGTACTAACATCATCTCTGTATTTCCTACTTTATAAAAAAATAGCCCAAATATAGTATTGTCGTATCTTTCGACTAATGCTAAATCTGGGCGAGTTTCTATACATTTTCCTAACTTACTATAATTTTTCCACATATTTAAACTATCTGGGCTTCTTGTTAATGCTACTTCATTATCTGTAAAGTCTACACCTTTGAAATTAGCATAGTTTCTAGTTATTAATGATCCACTTACAGTACTCATACAATAACACCTTCTTCTATTTCAATAGAGCCTGTATTGTATCTTATATCTAATTGGCTTTTCATTTGTTCATATCTTTGTGCATAAACATTACCATAAGCATTACTTACATCACTCTTTAATACATCTGCTGCTACTCCATAAGGCATTACTTCAAGCACATCACTACTTAATTCAAATTCATAAGTATCTGGTGTCTTTTTGTTTATTCTTATTGGATATTTATAATATTCTATCTCTGCTATTCCATCTTCTAAAGCCTTTATAATAGTTCCATCTGCTTTATATTCGTGGTCTATTCCTTTTACTATGCTTAATTGATATATTTCATTAGTAGCATCTATATCTTTAAATTTAACTAACTCATTTTCTTTTACTTCTTTTTCTACATAAGCAGGTATCTTTTTAACTCTTGATAGTTCATATTGTATTTGATTTATTACATAATTTAATTTTGCTTCTATATCTGGATCGTTTGTTAATGATTCTAATTCTTCTTCTGGATTTTCTACTATTTCTTCAATTAGAGATAGTACTTTCTTTTTCATTTCATTTAAAGTCATGTTATACCTCCTTTATAAGTGTTATTCAGTTTCATCTTCTGTTAATTTAATATCTTTCAATGAATTAATATCACTTATGGCATCTTCTATTGTTGATACTGGATATTTTGGCATATGATACCCTCTTACTTCGTCAAATAGCAAAATATCTCCATCTGTTAAATTGATAGATATATAGCTTTTGCTTTTATATGTATTAATTCCATTACTTCCTTCATCATCTAATATTGTTTCTAAAACTAAGTTTTTAAGTACTTGTTCAACTTTATCACTTTTATAAGTTAATTCTGTTTCTTTATTAACTTTGATTCCTTTCAATAACTCTATACTTGGTTGTTCTACAAATAATTCATGTTTCATAATTTAATCTTCCTTTCTTAAGTCTTGTTTAGTGGTACTGCCCCACTCTAGTCTATTAACAAGATAAAAAGGGCATTAAGCCCTTATATTATTCTTCTGTTGAATTATCTAAATCATCAATTAAATCTTCTACAGAAGGTTTGCCATCGTTTTCTACAGTTTTTTCTGTATTTTTTGTAGCTGGTTTTTCAGTTGCTTTTTTTGTCGTATTTTTTGTAGCTGGTTTTTCAGCATTTCCTACAACAGTAACAAAATTAGGGTTAACAGCTTTTATTTCTATAATTCTTTCATCTGTTAAATTTGCATATTCCCCAGCTACATACAACTCATCTGTATAAGCATCTTTGAAATTTATATTAATTAATACTTTTTTCATTTAACCCTCCTATGCAGTTGCAACTAGTGGAATTTTTACACAAACTAACTCATCTTGAGCTATGATTTTAGCCCCGAATGTGTCTAATCCTCTAATGTAATCAGAGAATCTTCTTTCCATACGTCCAGCTTCAACTTCATTAATTTGTCCAGCAAATGCGATAGCACTTGTAGAACGAACGATACAATATACAAAGTTACTATCTTTATATACATTGTTTGTAGATTTAACTTCGTAACCATCATATTCACCAACAACACCACGTTTGATAAGTTCATCGTTTGCTGTTTTGATTTCAATTAACTCATCTTTGAATAATGAATAATCTCTTGGATCTATTTCAATTACTCCTGAATCATCAAAATTCTTTTCTCTTAATGTTACGATAGCTTCATCTAATGCTACTTTGATTGCAGCTTTTGTTTTATTTGTAGCTGTAATTATTGTTGTAGCTCCTTCTTTGTAAGTAGTTTTACCAGCTTTTTCATCTGCTGTAGATAGGGCTTTACCTGCAACTAATGCACCAATAAATTTTTCTCTTTTTAGAGCTAATTTTTTCATAGCTTTTTGTTGATATTTTTCAGGTAATCCTGGAACAGATTGAGCTTTATCTACATCATTAACCATAAATGCGAAATAGTTTTGAACGTCAATAACTAAATCTTGACTAGAATCAGTCATTTCTTCGATGTCAATATCTTGTCCGATATATCCATCTACTGTTGGATCTCCTACAGCTAAGATTCTAACTGTATTAGCATATTTACAATCTCCTTCATAAGTTCTTGTGCAATCTTTTACTAATTTACACTTTTCTTCAAGGTCATCTTGAATTTTTTTACTCCAAATAGTTTGGATAAAATGTTTTACTGCCATAAATTATCATTCCTTCCTTTTTTTCAATTTTAGGAATTACGAATAACTACCATTTAGACATTGATTGTTCTATTGCCTTAAATAAAGCTGGATTCTTATCTAACTCTTTCTTAGTAAATTTCATAGCTTCATCATAAGAATAGAAATCTTTTACACCATTGTCATCACTAGTAGCATTTTTCATACTTCCCATTACTTCAACCTCTGGCTTTGGTTGTAATTTTGCATATTTTTCATAAATTTTTGTGATTGGCACATCTGATTTAAAGTCTTTAGCGAACTCTTTAAATTCATTACTATTGATTACATCAGCTTTTACACCAATCTTAGCTAATTCTTGTCTATTGCCTTCTGCTTTTCTATAATCAGCAAGTTTACTAAAGATTAGCTTTTCTCTAGGTGTCATATTATCTACACCTTTATCTGCTAAACGATCCACTTCTTCAACCACTTCATCAAATCCTGATTCAATAATCTCATTAGCTTCTAATTCAGCTCCAGCCTTCATATCATAATCATTGTATGAAGGTGTGTATTTTGGAATCTCTACACCTTTTTTCTTGTAAAATTCCATCAAGTTCTCAGTAGCTTCCTTAATACTAGAAGTTCCTAAACCTGCATTTAATACTGATTCAGCTTCTTTATAATCAGAATATTTACTTTCATATTCTCTTCTTAATTTAGCTTCTTTACGAGCAATCTTTTTAGCTAGTAATTCATCTACTCTAGCATTTAACTCTTCCTCAGTATAAGTTTTTGGTGCTTCTACAACTTCTTCTGTAGTTACACTCTCTGTTTGTTCTGTAGTTTCTTCTACATTTTCAGTAACATCTGTTACAAGTTCTTCGTTATTATTCATAACTATCTCCTTCCATATTTTTTAAAGTGTTTTGCTTCACTATTCCACATCTTTTAATGTCATAAGGCTTGGACATATAAAAAAGCACTATATAAGTGCTTAATTATCATCTGGGTTATCTTCTACAACTTCTTCTTCACCTTCTACAGGTGCTTCTTCTGTAGGTATTTGTTGTTCTGCTTCTAACACTTGACTAGCTTGTGCTTCTGGATCTTCCATTAGGAATTGTTGTGCTTTTTGTTGCATCATTTGAGCTTGTGCGTTCATCATAGCTATCTTTTCTTGTTCTTGTTCTATAAGTTCAATAGCTTCTTCTAATTTAACTTTAGGCATTACTGAATCATCATCTAGTAATTTTACATAAGTCTTTAACTCTGGTAGTCTTTGTACATTAAACATACCTTGAGCAAACATATTTTCAATACTTGATTCTTGTGCGAACTTATCAAAAGCTCCTTTAGGTGTTATATCTACCTTAACTGTTGCTTGTAGCTCTTGTAATGCTGTTTGTGGTACGTCTACTAGTTGAATAGTTACTTCGCCTGTTGTAGGATCTGTTACTTCTTCTTCTAGCTTTATACCATCTTGACTATATACAATAATCATATCTAGCCATATCTTAGCTAAATCTTCTATAAAGTTCTTATAACTTTCTTTTTGTTCTGTCATTGGACTCATTGAAGCCTGTTGTACAGCCAAAATTGCTCTACCACTTGCATCTTCAGGGTTTACTTGTCCTGTTGCTATATCTCCTGCTCCTGCTAAATCTCTTGTTACTTGAATTAAATCTTCTTGTAATTGTTTAACATCTGGACTCATTTGTGCAGGTGGTATTGTTCCTACTAACTTATTTACATCATCTACACTCATTCCACCCTTAACTTTAATGTTTCCTCCGACTTGATTTAATGCACTTGGATTAGATATTTTGTCTATATTTACAACCTTTTGAGGATAAGCTTGGTATTTAACTGCTAATACTCTTCTTACCTCAGTTCTATTTACTTCTATTTGGTTAGGTATTAAGTATCTTACTTCACCTTCACCTCTAGCAGATCCTTCTTTCTCTTCCCAATTTATATGAGCAATAGGATAATAAGTTAATCCACTATCTTTATCTTTCTTAATCTCTACCCATCTTGTAGCCATACTAAAATGTACAGTACCTTTTTTCTTATACATCTTAGTAACAACTGTTACCATGTTATCTAATTCTTGTTTAGAAGCTTCTCCTGACTCTTCAAAGGTATCATTATCACCTATAATCATACTTAGTTTATCTTCGCTTAAACCTTCTTTTTCTGCCATTTCAATAGCATTTGATACAGGCATACGTTTACGAATTAATATGTAAGGTTGACTTTGTATATCATCATCATTTTCATTTCCATAATAAATATCATTCTTTTTAATGATTTCATTTAATGGAGTTTGGTTATCTAAGTCATAATTGACATACATAATACCTTCATCATTAATAGCTGCATCTTTAGTTATTCTTCTGCCTTTAAAGTCTAATTTATCTTTTTCCCATATACGAGCAGCCTTTTTGTTAAGCATTTCACATATCTTTTCAGCTTGTTGTCTAAATTCCTTGTTTTCAAAGTTCATACTAGAAAAGTTAATAGCATAAAGATTATCGTGTATTACTCCTACCTTGTATTTAACAATAGGCTTAATGAAATTCTTTTGTACTGGCTCTACATCACCTAGTTTAGCTCCACCCCATTGATTACCGTTATACATACGATAGTTTCTATCTGTATCTGTATATATTCCTGTTAATCTATGATAGTTGCGACCTTTTTCGTACAATGTCCATATATCTGTTTCTTTAATCTCTTGTATATCCATACTTCACCTCCTATTTAGGTACATCTTCTTGACCTTTTTCAGTTCCATCATACTTTTCAATGTTATTTAGTATAACTTCTAATTTATCCATCTCTTGTTTAACTGCTTCTTTTTCTTTATGTTCTTCATACGCTTTAAGAGGATTTAAGGCACTTATTTGAGGAGTTTTAATCTCTTCACCTCTTACTACCTTTTGCCCTACTTTCGCCCCTAGAATGAAGCATAAAGCACAAAAAAAGCCATTAACAGCAATTAGTAATATTGTTTCCATTACTTCTCACCTTTTGGCTTTTTAGTTCTTTTAGGTTTAGTAGGCATTAAAACCTCTTCTGCCTTTTCATTCCATACTTTTTCTTTTAATTTTTTTAATTCAGCTTCCATATGCATTCTTTCGTTTTCAAATACAGCTTCTGCTACACTTCTATTCTTTAGATATTCTCTTAGTACTGCTTTCTTCATAATACCTCCTTATACAATTACAATATCTTCACCATAATCATAGTGAGTTTCGTTACTCTTTTCTAAATTAAAATGATATTGAGGATTTACTCTTATCTCTTCAATATCAAATACAACTTGATTTACTGCATGATAACCTATAGCAGCCGACATAACTTTATCATCATGAAATCCTTCTTCTGCTTCTTGTTTACCATTCTCTTTTCGTACCATAGTAAGCATTTCTCTTAATGTTTTTGGATCATTAATTACTTCTACACTTTCTCTTACTATTTGTACTAAGTTACTTAATATTAAAGGTTTAGTCTTTTTATTTGTATTAAACCCAAATTGTTTAGTAACTGATTTATCAATTCTATCTACAACTTCTCTAACATAGAAATTAGGATAGTTAAACTCTTCTAGTTTCTTTTGAGGATATGTACTAAAGTTTGTTTCTATAGCCATTAAGCCCCAATTATAATACATACCTAAGCAATATAATTGTTTTGCATATAAATCTTCATCTGTTTGCATTTCTAAAGTTGCTACTTGTTCTAGTGTTTTAGCATCTATTACATCAGTTGAAAATTCATCTCCAAGTGTATCTCCTGCTGTATCTCCACTAACAACATATTTTGTTATAGCTGGTACATTAGGTACTTGATATATTTTAATACAACCTTTTTTGTCATTTACCCACTTGACATCAGTTATATTATTCTTTCTAGCTTCTGCTTCATTGTAAATAAAATAACCTTGCTTAATAGGTTTAGGTACGTGTCTTAATCTTTCTATAATTGCTTCTTTATCAAATATACATTGTCCTGTACTTAAGAATGCTTCTTCTGGATTAGAAGGATATTCTTGTTTAAATTGGTCTATATCACCTTGACAGTTGTTTCTTATACACCATCTTCGCCACTCTAATTGCTCATTAGTTAAGTTGTACAATGCTTTTATCTTTTCTTCTTCTTCTGTTAATTTAAAGCCACTATAAGGCATTTGATATTCTGCTAACTCATACCAAGCAACAAACAAAGGATAAAAATCATTTTCTCCTGCTACTGCTTTATCCCATAGTTCTTTAAACTTTTCATATCCATTAGCTGTAGATTCAATAATAATCATAGTATCAGGTAGATTAGGTACTGCTTGTAACAACCCTGTTAAAGTTCCTGTTACATCTCCTTGCCAAAAGGCTAACTCGGATAAATGTAAGTTATCGAATGTATCAGATCTACCTACACCACTTGTTCCTGCTGTCATACACTTAATTTTGCTTTTTAAACCTGTACCTTGTTCATTATCAAATATTAATTCCTTTGCATTACTTGCTTTAATACTAGGTTTTAGTTCTGCTGGTAGATTGTCTAGCATTAACTTACTCATGCTAAATAAGTTTGTTGTTGCTGTATCTAAGTGAGTTATAATACCTGTTCTTCTATTGAACTTTGTAACTGTGTCTTTAAATAAAATAGATTCAGTTAGTGTACTGAATCCCATTTGTCTAGCTTTTAAAATTATTATTCTAACAGGTTTACCCTCTTGTTTTTGTTTCTTTATAACATCATATAATCTTTGTTGAGGTGAATTTAATTTAAAATTAATAATTCTACCTTTTTTATTTCTTATTTTGATATATGATTCTATATATTTTTTAGTATTAATATTCATCTATATCAGCCATTTCTCTTAATACTGATTCATAAGATATACTAACTTCATTACTTACTTTATCTGTAGGCTTTTCACCTATTGTATCCCTTAAGAATGTAATTGCTTGTACATTTCCATTTTGGGCTTGATTAATCATTGAATCAATCATACTATCTAAACTTTGCCCTAGTTTCTTTTCTATAGCTTCTTTAAATAGTTTCTTTTCTCGCCTTGCTTCTCCTGATTTAATACCACCTTTTCGACCTAATTCTCTAACTTCACTCTCGCTTCGTTCATTCATTGGTATTAAATTTTCTTCGTTCATAATTATCACTTCCTATTTTTATACAAGTTTGACTTCTTGTTAATTTCTTCTTCACATTCTCTTTGTTTAGGGCATCTTTTACATTGATACCTAAAGCAATAATATATATCATCCTTTTTATTCATAGTTTTGCTCTTCTTGTGTATTCTTCTTTAATTAATATTTTACCCTTTCTTGTTGTGTCTCCTGAATGTTCTCTTTCAAATTGATTTAGTAATTCATTGATATTTCTTAAATTATTTATATCTAAGTACCCTTTTATATTCATATCTATCATTTCACTTGTTAAATAACAAAACATATCGTAATCTTTATTCTCTATTACGTGTAAATATGGGTGAGCTGTTTTCCCACATAAAATTGCACCATTCCATCTTTCGTATTTGCCACCCTCTCTATTAGGTACTATTAAATGATGAAATGTATATATGTCTTTCTTTTGTAGAGAATAACCCATGAAGTCGTAACCTAATTGTTTGATATGATAATCTCTAATCATTAATTTAGTTATTTCTTTCATAAACATTTCCTCTTTAAACATCTTGCTTAACCCACCAACTAGCATTTAATAGATGTTTCCTAGTTCCCACTTACTGCAACCCAAAATAAAAAGAACTACCTGTACTAGCATAGTTCTTAGAAAATTAAGGTTCTATCGTAATAAACCCTTTATAAAAGATATTTCTTTTTCCTTGTATGGTACTAAACCTAATTAGCACTACATTAGATAATATACTGCCCTCGGCTTTCGTTTCCTACTCCCCAACGGAGTGCTTCTTACACTAACTATTACCTAATGTACTGACAATTAGTCAGCACAGACAAGATGGTTCTTCCTTAGTACCGTTTAATTGGTACTGCACCACCGATATACTATAGATAGAATTATATAGAAGTAAGGGGGTATTACTTTTTATATATCGACAGTGCACTGCCAAATAGACAGTGTTTTGTTATGAGGTAATAATGTATGAAATAGTTCTTTACTCTTTCACACTTATATTATATCACCACTTGACAAACATATTATTTAAGATAGTTCAAGATTTCACAAGATTTTGCAAGATTTTTCTAAAGTTTTCTTCTGCAACTGATTTTAATTCTGATATATAACCTAAACTATAATCTTTTTTATAATATTTTTTTAATAACATAGTTAATCTTTTATTATTTGTTTCAAAGTCTAAATAGATATATTCTATAATAGCTCTATGTATAGGCTTTTCTAACTTATCTATATCTATTAAACATTTATTTCTTTCCTCTTCACATTTCTTTGATAGGTCTAAATATGTATTATATAAATCTTCAATATTACCTATTAAATCATCAAAACCTAAAGTTACACCTTTTACTTTTACATCGTCATAGTTTGTCCCAGTTAAAGTATAAAAATCTAATTTAGCATCTACATATCGTTTTAATGCTCTTTTCATTTTGTGATATCTCTCTACATATTTATTGAAGTAATTCTCTATCAATTGGATCACCTCTTATTTATTCTTTAATTCATTCATTATCTTCTTTTGATTTTTTATTAAAGCATTGATTTTATTCCAAGTCTCTTTAAAATTAATATATATTTGTTGATAATCATCACATTTATAAATGTTTTCTATTTTTAACTCTCCTATATCCTCATATTCTTTATCTTCTACTTCTTCTATTATTTTTAATTCATCAGTTAAAATACCAGTTGCATTGTAAAAATCAAAAAGAAATTCAGTTTCATTTATTTTTTCATAATCATTTATTTCATTATCATAAATGTATCTTTCACCATTAAATTCAATTTCTTTTGGTGCTTTACCATTTTTAATTAATCCTAATAATTCATATATTGTTATCTTCATTCTTTACCTCCCTCATAAGTTGCACAAGTAACTGTATAAGGTGGTTTTAAATCTTTAGAAGTAATCATTTCTCCATTATAAGTTATTGTAGTTGGATAAATCTTTGGCATATATAACTCTTTTATTTCTTCATATCTTCCTTTTATCATTAACAATTCTTTGTATTCTTCCATTGTTATTGTTATCATTTGCATAGTTTTATCTTCTTTCATTCTTTACCTCCTAACCTATGATTATTTTCCTTTTTGAAATAACCAACATATCTTGACCATCTTCATGTGGTAATACACATTCAATATCCCACCCACTATAGTTTTCTATTTCATTCGCATCAATATATTTATATACTTTCATTCTTTACCTCCTAATACCATTTAATGATTTTTCAATATCTGTAAGCTCACCATTTAATATTTGTTTTAATTCTCTTTTGTTAATTAAATAACCATTGTCTAAATATTGAAGTGTTTTATCTATTCTTTGTTGTAAATCTTCATAAGTAGGCATATCATATAAATCATAGAATGTTTTATCTTTAATTTGTTTGTTAGGCAATGCCATCTTTTTAATCATAATATCTTCTCTTAAATTAAAATTTTGTAATTCTAATTCTTCGATTTTATCTTCTAAATATCTAATTATTTGTAAGATAAAATTCCAGTTGCTATTCTCTATAACTTTTCTTAATTGTTTATTATTTAGTCCTTTTATAGAGTTATATTGTTTTTCAAATATCTCATCAATTATATTTATTTCTTCTTCCTTATTCATCATCTACATCTCCAAATCTTTTATTTAATGCTTTAGTTAAACTTTCTTGTTGCTCTTTTAAAATAAGTTCCATATATTTATTGATATTTTCCATACATAATTCCATACCTGAAACTCTTTCTGCTTCAAGTCCGTTTAATATTGTTATTACTTCTCTTAAAGTTTTTCCACATATTTTTATATCTTCTTCTTTAACTTTTTCAAAATATACAGTATCTGTATCATAATCTCTTTTCATTCTGTAATAATCTAATAAACTATTCATCATCTACATCTCCACCTAAAACTTCTTCTTTAATGACTAATTCAACATTTTTAAATCTCTTTTCAATAGTCCAATAATTTATTGTTTCTTTTAAATGTAATGCTTTTTTGCTTGGCATATATGCAGTAGAACCATACTCTAAATCAACAACTCCAACACCATATATATATATTCCGTAAAAACTACTTGTACCTTCTACACCTCTGCAAAAAACTATATCTCCACTTTTTAATTTTGCTCCTAGTGGATTATCTTTTGTGTATGGTTTATAATAACTATTTATCTTTAACATTATTTACTCACCTACTTTTTTTATCTTTCTTACTTTGTATTGCTTCATAAATAACAAATCCCACAACAAATACAATTATAAATTCGAGCCAAAACATAATACCATCTAACATACTTGTTTCATATTGCCCTTTAGTTAACCAACCAAAGAAAAATTCTAACCAATTCATCTACTCACCTCTTAACATTCCAATTTCATTTAGTATATCCAACCTCTTCTCTAATTCTTTTTTATCTTTTTTTAATTGTTCATTTTCAGTTATTAAAGAATGAAGTTTGTCAAATACTGCATCTACCATACTTCTTTGTAAAAATCCTTTTGCTAATTCTTCATATATTTCATCTTCTGTATATAGTCCTAGTTTCATTTTTTCTACCTCTTCCACCTTAACAAGTCCATTATTCTTTATGAATGTTAATATATTCTCTTTTCCTTTTACTTCTACTCTTACTTTTCGTTTTTCAGTATATCTATCTAAAAAGTTTGTAATTAAATAATAATTTCCGTCTTTTTTTACAGCTTGATATTTCATTCCGTCTTTATCTTTTAACCACATATTAACCACCGTTTAATTCATACATATCTTGCATATCTCCCAATTGAGTATAACAAGCATCTAAATCACTTTTATATTGTATTTCTAGTATGTCGTAATTAGTTTTTAATTCTTCATTAGCTTCATATAAAGCTTTGTTTATTTCTTCTTGCTTGTTTAAACCTCTGTTATATCCCCACATATAGCCATAAGCCATAACCATTATCATATAAAACACTAACACTATTGTTTGTTTCCAATTCATTTATTCCCCTCTTTCTATTTCTACGTTTTTTAATTTATGTATTTTCATAGTTGCTCTTGCTTCTGCCACACTATCAAATAACTTTGCTTCTTTTCTAGGAGTCCAATGATTTTGAAAACCTAGATTTTTATTAAAATAGCTATCGTTATTTGTTCTTTTTATTCTACATTTCATTATTAATTAACCTCTTTTAAATAAAATCATAAATATCTGTTTGATTTTCTCTTAATTTATAAACTGCAACTGTTTTACCCGTATATGTACATCTTTGTTTGCCTACTGGTTCTACTACTCCATTTTTTGATAATTCAGTTAATCTAGGTGCTGTAAAGTTCCTTTCACTTGTAGGAATATAACCTCTATTGCACATCTCTACTGCTATTTCTTTAGCAGTCATTTCTTTACCACCTTGTAATATCTCTATAATCTGTTTATATCTTTTCTTCTTATCAACTGTTTCATTTGCTTCTGATCTAGTTTCTAATGTGGGTATTTCCCCCGGTATTCTTTTAATCATTCTTTCCCTCATACTCCTTTATAGAAGGTCTTAATACGCTTATTATTTTTGTTTTAGGTAATTCAGGTAATTCTTTTAACTTAAAATTTATAAAAGGTATTTTATTAAAGAATGTTTTTATCAGATTACTTTTTATAATCTTTTCCCTTTGTTTTTTTATTTGCCTATATTTATTAAAATTTTCTGCCATCATAAGTTGAGTTTCTATTTGTTCTTCAAACTTCTTTTTCCATAGTTCTTTTGCTAGTTCATTCATTCTTTCACCTCTTCAATTTCAAGGATTACTTTAGTTTCTTTTCCGTACCCAAAGCTATCTGTAAAGGCTGTTACACATTTTCTATTATCATCTTTTAACTTTCCATGTTTCACCATAGCATCAAGTATAAATTTCTTTGAGAAAGCAATATTATCTAAATCCCTCTTTTTATTTTCCTCGATCCAATGAAAGTGTATTTTAATAGGATTATTCCATTTAGGCATTTTCATTAGAAATAACCCTATTTCTTGTTCTATATCAGCTTTAAATTTAGCAGCCTGATATTTATTGCATCTACAAACTCTTATATAGTCATTTAAACTAGGTAATTTCATATCTATTTCAAATTTCATATAACCCCTCCCAATAAACTTTCATCTCTTCTTATTTCCTCTGGACTACGTGTTTCTATTCCTACTTCGTTACATTCTTCACATAATCCTTGTAGTAAAATTGCAAATTCACTCTCAGTTAATTCGTGGCTAGGAGTAAACACATGATATACTGTATACCCCTTACCATTTCTTCTTATTGTTGATTTTTCCTCGTAATATTCTATACCTGTTATTTTTGTTTCACTTGGTACTAATATTTCGTATCTTTGAGAATAGTGTTTTAACATATCAAAATGTAATTCTTCTACTCCTATTTTTAAAGTTAAAGATAATTCATTAAGCAACTTCCAATACTTTCTGTTTTGCTTATTGTTCCTTTGCTCTTTATATTCCTTAACTTCATATACTTTGCTTTTATCTTGTTCATAAAGATATTGAATTAATTTTAATGGTGTACCTCTAAAAGTCCCCATATTTTCACCTAGTCATCTAAAAAGTTATCGTCAATAGTTACCGTTTCACCAAATTCAGCGAATGGATCATTATCTTTTATAGGTTCTAAATCTCCTGTTCTTGGGTTTTCATCATATTTACTATAATCTATTTTCTTTTCATGTTCTGTTGCTTCTTTCTTTGTTCCTAAATATTCAATGTTATTTGCTAATACATAAGTTTTATATCTATTGTTTCCATCTTTATCTTGGAATTGGTCTACTCTTAAACTTCCTACAACCCCTATTAAACTTCCTTTACCTTGATACTTTTTTAAGTTTTCTGCTTGCCCATTCCATACTTGACAAGTAATAAAATCTGCTTGTTCTTGTCCTACTCTATTTACTGCTAAATTAAATTCACATACTGCTTTATTTGATTGAGTAAATCTTAATTCTAAATCTTTTGTTATTCTTCCTACTAAATTAATACTATTCATAATTTCCTCCTATATATCTATATCTACTATTTCATCTAAATCTTGTTGATATTCACTAATATTTTCATACATATCATTTTTAATATCACATTCATCCCAATTATCAGGAACCTCCATTTCAAATTTATATGCTAAATACATTTTTCCTTTTATCGTTTTAGTTTTTTCTTCTGGTGGTTCAGGGTAATCATTAACCATTAAACTTGTTTCTATCATTTAAAACACCATCTTTTCTAAATAATCTTGTTCACTAGGTCTTAATTTATGTTCCATACAATACAACATATATTTAACCCTATTTTCTAATTCAAATATCACATAATCATTTCTAGCAATTTCTACTTGCTTATTATGTAAATCTGTTATTACTACATTAATTGGATCTTCTTGTTCTTCATCAGTTAATGTATTTACATTTAATATTCCTTTTTCAGTTTCTAGTACTGCTATTTGAATTTGTAATTGACAATAATATGATTTAGGAATGTTTAATTTAATTCCCTCATATTCGGCATTACAAGTTCTTTTAGCAATCCAACTTCCCCATGTTCTTTCATTAATCACTTTATTTTCTACTGGTATAGATGTTTCTACTTCCCTAGCATCTAAACTAACCACTAATCCTTTAATGTCTTTATGTTCTATTCTTTCATTTAGAACTAATTCAGTATTATTTGAAGTTTCGTAATACTTTAAACAATCTTCTTCTAGTATGTTCCCTGCTGTTATTGCATCATTATCTAGTTCTTGATAATCTTGCAATCCAATTTTTAATTCCCACAAATCTTGGCAATCTTGATTATCAAAGTTTAGTAGTTTATATATTTCACTTGCTCCTATTTGTTTTCTTCTTTCTTCTCGTTCTTCAATAGATAACACCCTACACCTCCAATTGTTCAATTAGTTTCTTATAGGCAACTATACAATTTTTAATCCCTCTATCATCAAGTGTTTCAATTATTTCTTTTGGTGTAATTGTAAAGATAAATTTACCTGTTCTTGCCCAAAAACTCATAACACATTTACCTTTATAAAGTAAATTTATATGTCCTATTTCTTTCTTTTTAATTTGATGTTCTATATTTTCTTTGTTCAATAATTCACTAGCATAATCACATCTTTTTACTGCTTCTTGTTCATTATCTGTCATTATTTCACCTCTTTATCTTTTAGCACTAATTCCATTTGTTCTAATAATGCTTGCCATTTTTGTGGGTTATTATAATCTGCTATAAAAGTTTCATTATCAGTCCCTAATTTTTGATATATTTTTTCTTTAGTTTGATATTTTTTAACCATTTCATTAAATGCTTTTTTGATTTTGGTTTGTAATGCACTTAATTTCTTTCTTTCTTCTTCTGCTGCTATTTCACTTCTAATCTTATCTGGATCATCATTTGAAGTTGCTACATTGAAATATTTTAGTAAGAAATATCTGTTTGAATAAGTTAATCCACTTCCTAACGATTGACTTCCATCTGCTTGTTGTCCTACTAATCCCCAATCAATAATTTCAATTTCTCCACTTTCAATATCTTTCCAAATAAACTCCATTTCACTTCTTACTAATACATCTGTTTTAGGTTGCCCTTTTGCATTTTGATAATTAACAACTTCACTATGTAAAGTTCCAGCTTTAAATTTAGGTGTCAGTTTTAGCCCTAATTCAATCATTTTATCGTTAATGGCAAGTAATATGCTTTCTTCTTTTACATAAGTGTATCCATGCCCCTCTGCATCTTTTTGCATTATAGATACTAATTTTTTTAATTCCATTAATTTTTGGTCTAAATTCATATTTCCTCCTATATCCTTTCCTCACAATAGCTTTCACTATGTCCTATACTTGTACAACTTTTCTTTGCTTCACAACTCATTTTGCTTAATAGCATACATACCATTACTATTATTGCTACTGCTACCACCCCAAATAATATAGCTTCTTTTCTTTGTTCTTTTTTAGTCCTTTTTATTTGTTCTCTCATTCTTGCTCTGTTTGATTTAAAATCTATTCCTTGCATTATGTTTACTTCTTCTAAGCTTTCCTTTTTAACTTCTTTTTTCATCTTGCCCTCTTCTTTCTAATTTCTCTTTTAATCTTTCTATTTCATAATTCAATAAAGAAATTTCTGTATCTTTATGATTGATAATTTCTCCTAAACTTTTAAATGCTGTTAGTAAATATGTGTCTTGTTTATCCATAATTTGACTTTCCCCTAACTTTGTGATATTATTCACATATAGATTTTTTTGTTAGTCCACTAATAGTTCTAGTGGACTTTTTTCTTTATTTTTACTTCAACATTGTTTTGTTCTGCATATAAATTAATAAGTAGTTCTACAATGTTTTCAACATTTATTTTATTTTTCATAGGCTTCACTCAACTGTTGTTGAAGCTTTTTCGCTTCTTCTTTCCAGTCATCTCCTTCTTTATATTTATTTAATCGTTTATTTAATTTAGCTATTTCCTCTGGCGTTGCCGATTCTTCTTTTGTTTCTTTGTTAAACCAATTAGGCACAACTTCTTTTCTAACGGGATTGTTATAGTTATTTCTTTTCTCTTTTAACTCATAAACATCTTTCCAGCTATTAACTATACTGTTTTCAATCATTTGATATTTAATATCATCAGGATATTTATTTAGCTTATTAATAAGAGTGTTAATAGCACGATCTGAATTAACTGCTTTTAATTTTTTTCTTACTTCAATAAATTCAATAAAGATAGAATTGATATTTTCATTTTCAAAGTATTTCTTTTCTTTATTCTTATCTATATCTAATTCTTTATCTTTCTCTTTATCTATCTCTTTCTCTGTGTAACTTTTTGTAACGCTTGGTAACAACTTGGTAACATTGTTACCACTTAATTTAAAATTTTTTTCACGTTCCCTCTTTTTTCTCATCAATTCAGCTTTACTTGTTTCACTTCCAATACATTCTAAAGTTTCTGGTAATAAAAACTCTTCTTGGTTTATTTCAACTAATAAACCATTTTTTATTAGGAACATAAGAGTTATTTTTATGTTTTCTACATCTTCATCTAGATCTAATGCTAACTCTTCTGCGAACGAATCTTCTATATTTTCAAAGTAAAGCTTTCCTTCATTTGTGATACTTAGTAATTGCATTTTTAAATAAATAATCGTGTATGTATCTCCACCTGCAATTTTCCTAAGTTTTTTGATTTTTTTATTAGTAAAGAAATCGTTTTTTAGTTTCAGCCAGTAATATTTTTTTGCTCCCATGCCCTTAGTTCCTTCCTAGATTTTAAATAAGTATTCTAACGTGAAATTAACACTTGCTTTTTCTAAAAATAAATCTTGAATTAACCAAGCTTCTTGTAATGCCACCTTTGATTTTCCGTTTAATTTTAAACTAGCTGTACTAGGAGTGATATTTAATTTACTAGCAATATCTTCATTTTTGATATCATACCTACTCATTTCAGCTTTTAAGTTTTTATACATATATGCTCCTTTCTAATTTACGAAATTTCGTAATTTCGAATTACAATTCATTACGATTTTTCATAAACTAACCATAGTTTATACGATATTTCGTAATTTGTCAATAGGTTTTTTTGATTTTTCGTAATTTTTTTGCCATTTTTTTGCTATTCCCTTTGATTTTTCGTAATTTGTTTGATATAATATTCATGATAAATCGGAGGTGACCTATAGTGATTGAAAACAAAATAAAAGATTTAATAATTGATCGTTATGGTACAATGAGTAATTTTTGTAAAAAAGTAAATCTGCCTTACACAACAGTTGATAGCATTTTAAAAAGAGGTATAGCTAATTCCAATGTTTTAAACGTATTAAAAATATGTGATGAACTGAGCATAAGTATAGATGGTTTAAGGCACGGAATTATTAATCCTATTGAAACTGAAAAAATATCTGCTAAAGAATTTGAATTATTAGTAAAAAACAAATTAGAAAAAACTGATATTGATAAAAGAGACAAACAACACATACTAAGCACTTTAGAATTTATTTGTAGTGATGATGAAAAATAGAACACTCGTTCCTTTTGAACAAATATATTTAATAAATGTGAGAAAAAATTGAAGTTTTTAAAAAGAAAGTATGAAAGGTGGTGAGCTATGAAAGATAAAATAAAAAAATTATTTAGGTTTATTTTTATTTATTATATTTTAGGAAGTTTCGCTATAATGTATGTCTTATATGACATTCCAGATTGGGGAGAAGCTTTAGCTACTATATATTTTGCTATATCATTATTTACTTTTTATTGGGTTTTTAGTGAATTAGGTGAGCTTATAGAAAGTTATGAATATTTAGAACAATATGTAAAAAGAGATATCAAGAAACAGAAAGAAGGAGCAAATAATGAAAAAAATTAAGGTAGCTATATACATTCGTGTTTCTACTAAAAAACAAGCAGAAGAAGGCTACTCTTTAGAAGCTCAAAAAGAGCGTTTAGAGAAGCTTTGTGAAACGAATGGGTATATTATATATAAAGTGTATTCAGATGAGGGAAAATCGGCTAAAAACACTAAAAGAGAAGCATATCAGGAAATGATGGAAGATATGCGGCAAGGAAAGTTTGATAAAATTGTTGTAACTAAGTTAGATCGTATTTCTCGTTCTCTTATTGACTTAGAAGAATTAATACAAGATTTACAAAAAAACGGTTGCAGCTTTGAAACTGCTTCGGAAAAAATCGACTTAGACTCTTCTATTGGTGTTATGTTTGTCCGTTTATTAGGTATTTTCGCTCAGTTTGAACGTGAAAGAATAACAGAACGTATTAATGATACTTTTGAAGAAATGGTAGTACAAGGTAGAGCAATATCAGGTTGCCAACCATTCGGATATAAAGTAGAAGATGGAAAAGTAGTAATTGATGATGAGAAAAAAGAAGCTGTAGATTACTTTTTCGATTTGTTTGAGAAAACTAGTTCTTTAAGAAGAGCATCAGTATATACAAATGAAAAATTTAATTTAACTAGGCATACACAATCATATAGAAAAATGCTTAATTTTACTCACTATTACGGAAGTTATAAAGGAAACGATCATTATTGCCCTCCCTATATGACTAAAGAAAGATGGGATAAACTACATAACGTATTAAAATCAAAGCATACTAAAATGTATGATGTAAAAAGATATTATCTTTTTGCTGGTTTATTAGTAGATACTCATTGTGGTACAAGAATGTCTGGTACATATACAAATCGTAATGGAAATGAATATTTTCTTTACAGATGTAGAAAATACACCCACGCTAAAACTTGTAGTACGAATGTAACTATAAATGAAAGTATATTAGAGAAACATTTATTAGAATATCTTGATAAATATATAGCAGATTATTTTAACTCATTAGAAAAAGAATATAATAAGAGCAAAGTTAAATTTAGAGATGGTGCTAAAGAATTAGCAGAGTTTAAAGAAGAACAAAGAAGATTATATATATTATTCCGTAAAGGACATATTGAAGAAGATGAATATGATAAAGAGTATGAAAAACTAGAGAAAAAAATAAAAGAGCTTGAATCAGCTCCAGTTAAAAAAGATGTATCGAATTTAAAAGATTTAAGTTCTATGGATTGGCAAACAATGTATAGCGAACTTAACAGAGAAAACAAACAAGCCTTCTGGAAAGGTATTATAGACAGGATAGAAATAGATCCGTTTAACTATAAGAAAGGTATGGACTACATAAGGTTGTATTTTTTATAGCCTTATGTTAGACTATCTTATATAGACCTACTGGCCCTGAA